CCAAAGAAACCATAACCAATCTCTTTCATAATTTGCCACATCTCAGATACAAAAAAGATACGACCACCTTTTTTCTGTCTATTGATTTCGTATGGGATGTTCAAAGCAATGCGTCCATCATCTTTTAATAATCTATACGTCTCACTTAACCACGCTTTAGCAAATTCAACATACTCTGTGAACTCCAAATCATCATCATGTACGTCGTAAGCAATTCCAACCCCATAAGGAGGACTTGTAACGACCAAGTCAATACAACCTTCGGGTAATGTTTTCATCACCTCAACGCAGTCTCCGTTTATAATTCTTCCTGTTTCTATCATTTTAAAATATTATTTTTAATAATTCGTATATTAATCCCCACGTTAAAAGTATTGTACCAATCACAATACACCCAAATAAAATTCTATAACTTGTTTCATAGTTTTTTTCTGACTTACCCTGGAAGTCGTTTGGGTCCCACTTTTTCATAGTTATAGTGTTTGAGCGATTATTTGAGCCAATTTATAACCTGTGAACGCACCTATTGCTGCAGACCCCGGTAAAACTATAAATTTACCCAACATTGTTTCATACTTCTTTCTATTAACAATATAAGAAATTAATATATAATAGACAATATAGTTGATTAAAACTAAAAAGTCTAGTTCTTTTGCTGCGAATACAACAATAGAATTCCCTAAAAACCCCCACATAAAGTTAATAGAGGTTTCGCGGATTAATTCGTTTGGTGTTGTTATTGCGTCTAATACGTTTATTTCCTTATCAAGACCCGTTTTACTTTTCAAGGGTTTCGATGTGGTGTTGGAGGTACCAGAGCGCCTTTCTGAGGTCTTCAAGTTCTTTGTCTTTTCCTTTTTTTCCTGCACGACTTATATATTTTACTGTGTTTCCTAAACTAAACCCTAATTCCCAAGCATCGATTACTTTGATTGCTTCGTATGGGTTATTTTCTCCACCATAATGTTGTGGGTGATTTACTTGTTCTACTTTTGGTGTTGGACACTGGCAAGGTCCTGTTCCACCACATACACATTCTTTATCCATTGGTTGAATAATTTTTAGCGTTCATTAATGCGTTTTTTAATGATTCGGGTATTGTGCCTGTATTACTTGTATTAATATTTTCAGGTCGTGTTCCTGGTCTTACGTTAGCTTTAGATTCCATCATTTCATCATTTAACACATAATCATCGTCATTCCGATATTCTTTTAATAACTCATCATTAGTAAAAGTTCTATATTTTTCACTTAAACCAGATAAGTTAATATTAGATTTCATATTAGTTTTAATTTCTAATATTTCTTCAGCAGTATCTAATGATTTTGAAACTTCTCTGATAATTTTATATGGGTCGGCGTTTGAACCCGGTCTTCTATCTTCAACATACCCTTTCCATTCATTTGCAGTGTCCTGCGGAACTCTGATAGATGCACCTCTATCAGATACACCCCAACTGAATTTATCAATAGCTTGAGTTTCAAATCCTCCTGTTAATCGTAAGTGATTGTTTGAACCATACGCTTTGATGTGTTCTTCGTGTCTTGAGGCAAATGAATTGAAAATGGCTAAGAAGTATTCATAACCACCTTCACTTCTCATTTTATTATTTGAGAAGTTAGTGTGTAATCCTGAACCATTCCATTCGCCATGGGTAAGTGGTTTAGGGTGTAAATCAATATGGTACTTATAGTTTTCAGAAATTTTATACAAGAAGTATCTAGTCATCCATAGGTCATCTCCACCTTTTAATTTACCTTTTGAGAATACTTGGTATTCCCATTGTCCTAACGCAACTTCAGCATTTGTTCCTGTAATATCAATACCATATTCTAAACACATATTTAAATGGTCCTCAACAAAATCACGTCCAGCAACATTATGACCTACACCACAATAATATTCTCCCTGACCTTTAAGAATGTTTCTTTTGTGTCCTAAAATTCCTCCATTAATTTCTTCACGGATAAAATACTCTTGTTCAAAACCAAACCAAAGACCTTCTTCTTCTTCATTTAATTTTGCTCTCATATTAGATTCATGTGCCATACCTTCTGAATCCATAACTTCACATAAAACATACACCGTACTATTTTCTAATGGGAACCCATATTTTGTATAAACTCTAACCGGTTTTAATATCATATCGGAATTACCAGTATTCGCTTGATTTGTTGATGAGCCATCAAAATTCCAAACCGGTAACTTACCAACTTGTACTACATTTTTAATTGATTCGTAGTCTACGATTTTAACTTTACTTCTTAAATTTGGTTCAGGTTTATAACCATCAAGCCAAATGTATTCTAATTTAACTTTCATTTATTATTATTTATATAGTTGATTATTGTTTCTTCATCCGCACCACTATTAAATAACCTATAGACCGCACGAGAAAACTCGTCGGTTGTAAAAACAGCGTCGGCGTCAAGGTATTTCATTATGTGATGTTGGTTGTTTAAGATATGTTGTTTACTCAAAAATCTCTTATTGAATCCCATCTTCTTTTGTTTTGATGTTACTTAAAAATTCTTCTAACTTTAAAATCTCTTCTTCAGTTGGTTCCATCTTTTCTTTCAACGTTTCCATTTCTTGTTTTCCGGCTAAAGTACTTAATAAGTCTATGTTGATATTACCACCCATTTCGTTTAAAATGGTTCTAACTTTTGTCCCAAATTGCATATCGTTTGGGTATTCTTTTGATAAATTTTTTAAAATTTCGTATAATCCTAAATCCATAGTCTAATATTAACTTATTGTGTTTTATTTGTCAAATTTTTTTTTGAAATAAATTTAGATTGTATCATATAATTCATCACTTTTCTTTTAGCTAAAGGTAAAATGGTTTCTTTGAATGGAAATTGGTTTGAGTGATAAATAGTAAAAACAATTAAGTCTTTATACACTTCAGGGTCACTGATATTTTTAATCAATGGTTTTTTTACATCTTTCAATTTGTCTTCAAAATCATCGGTATCACAAGTACAAACTTTTTTTATAATACACTTTGTTTCTTCACCATTCTTTTTAATTGGTTTAATCACAAATTCATACAAATGATTAACTTCATTATCTTTTATCATGAAAAGACCTTGTTTTGATTCTATGTTTTTTTGATTTTGTATTGCTTCAATTGCAATCGTATCACTTGCAACCTCCCAAATAGCCTTTGCTTGATTAAAGTAGTCTTTTAACTTATCGGAAGAAAAAACACAACTATTATAGATTTCACCTATTTCCTCTCTTGTAAAAAGTGGCACTTCGTTTGCAATCAAATCTGAAATTAATATTTCATCATCTGGGTCTTTGATTACTCTATTTAATGTTAGATATTGACCTTTTTCAATAATTAAATTGATGTTGGCCAAATGAAAAGAAATCTGTTGAAAGTTTGGATATAACTTTAAGGAATTAAGTTGTTTATCTACTTTTTGTAAATAATCTAAAATAACGTATTGTTTGTGTTCAAAATCGATAGGTTCTTGAAATACCCAGTTTGTCTCCATGAAATTAAAAATAATAAAATAAGTTGGTCTGTAAATAAATTAATTGTATCTCATTACAATATAGATGTGTCCATTGATGTTATATTCTTCTTCGCTTCCATCATAACTTCCAATAATGTCCCCCCAACTATCATTTCTAATTATATAATCTTTAATCGCTTCAATATCCACAAAATTCAAAATTTCTTCGTTACCAAAACCTTGGTCTCTTATAAATGAAACGAAATTATCTTCATTATCATCGACGTATGAATCTATTACTGATTCAATATCATCCTCATCATAATCACCTTCAGGACTTTCTTTAATATCCTTTATTATGGTATAGATATCTTCCATTTCAGAGTATAATTCTTTTGTACTTTCACTATCTAAATTTTCACTTCGTAGTTTTTGGGATAATTTTTCAATTTTTTGTTTGTATACCGTAATAATTTTTTCTTGATTGTCAGATAGTTGTTTTTCTAACCCCCAATTTTCAGGTTCATCATATACTGACTCTGAAATATACTCGCTTAAAAAACGTCTAACCGCTTCATTATCTAAGTTGTCTTCCCAAAGCCAATCACTAAATGCCTCATAACCAAGTTCATCAATTCTTGATTGTATCGCTTCTCTAGCACCTTCTTCTATTTTGTCTTCATTATAAACAATGTATTCTGCTTCGTGTTTGTCATCACCCAACCATGTAAACATTTTACCACCATAGTGATGATATTTTTCAGGATAAATAAAATATTTGTCTTCAACTACTTCTTCTTCACTAACTCCGTCATCATAGTAACCCAATTCGCCGTTTTCGTCTATATACTTATAAAGAGCCTCAGTTTGATAAGATATTTCTTTCCCGTTTTGAATGTTCCAAGCGTTTTCTTTTCTTAGTTCATTTAAATAGTTAAATTTTTGTCTTAGTATTTCTCGTTTTTTAATAAGATATCTTTCACTACCGTGGTCAGAAACATTACGTGCTTTATTATCGTCAAATACATCGACACTACTATGTTGGATATTTAAATTACCTTCGATTTTAGAAATAACATTAAGGTTTTTGATTTCTTGATTATTATATAAATCCAAATTACCTTTAATGATTATATCTTTATTTTTGTAGTATCTTTTTAATAATGCAACATCGCTATTAAAGTATAACAAATTTTCTTTAAACTCTTCTGGTGTAAGCATTATGACGTTTTCAGTCTGCTCTCTAATTACCTTTTTTATTATCTGATTTAATGACATATGTTATAAATATCTAAAAAAAGAATTGATTTATCTTATATTGAGTATAAATTATTAAAAAGAAAAATATTTATATATAAATAAACAATTTAAAACTTTAACTCATGGGATGCGGATGTAAAAAAAACCAACAACCTGAACAACCGGTTACTGAGACTCAACAACCACAAGCTGAGTCAGATAAAAAATAATTAAAAAAGAAATTATGGGCTGCGGATGTAAAAATAACCAACAAGCACAACAACAAACGGTACAAACTCAACAACAAACTACAACTGAGTCTGTAAAAAAAGCCGTTACTAAAATTGTACAAAAGTATTACAACAAGAAGTAATTTAAATTAAGTGTTTAGAATGATTTTTATTTTCAATAAAATTATTCAAATAAACGCTTAAAATAAAAAAATGAGTTACTACGAAATTTACAATTACCTTGATGGTAAAAGCATATGTAATATTTTTGCAAACCTTATAGTAAACAAAATTCACATTGAAGTTCCTGATGCAAAAACTGAAATCACAGTTAATAACGTCAGGAACTTTTTTATTGTTAAAGGTTCGACAACATACGACAAAACAATCGATTTGTCAGAATTACTAAAAGAATTCTATTCTAAACACAACCCATCTAAAGTTAATGATGTTCGTGTTTTTGATTTGATTACATATAATAAGACAATCGAGTATCAACCCATTAATACAAGTATATCATCAAATAAGAAATACGATAAAACCCAAAACGAATTACAAACTCTTGTTAATTCATACGTTTCAAAAAATATCTTATTCAATATTAAGTATGTTGAAAATGAAGGTATTATCTACTACGACTGTAAAGATGAAAACATTTCACAAGTAACATCTATTCTTGAGGAGTATTTTACTGAACCTGTGTTGTTAAAAGTTGATATGTCTAATGAATGTTTTTCTTCAGATAGACTTTATGGTCTTTCACCTAACATGAGAGGTTATGATTTACTTTTAATTAATATTAAAAATCATGTTTATAAATTAGGATTGGGTGAAAACTTTAATTGTAATTTAAATTCTATTAAATCACCTGAAGAAGTAGAAAACGATGATATGATGATTACCTTAAATAACGATTCATTCAAGGTTAAAAACGAATGGTTGGAATCATTAATATTAGATATATTCCCATTTGAATTAAATCAGTTGGATTTAAAATTTGGTAATTTGGTTGATTTAGAAAGTTATGTTATCACAGGAGTATGTGAAGAACTTGAAGAATCAAGTCACATAAGAGATTTTATTTTAGTTTAAGAAATAAGTTTTAACCATTTCAACGCCCTCGTAGATATCTTCATAGTCTCTATCGGGGGCTAATAATTTTACATTAGAAGCATTTTCCTCTTCATCTAATGTTAATAACATTAAAGCGGGAACATATTCATTTTCCGTAACACGAACAAATTCATTATATTCATCTTGATACTCATTAATATCTCTCGTAAAATATGGTAAATCGTTTTTTTCTAATTCCTCTTTAATCATTTGGCAAAATGGACATCCTTCCATAGTATAAACAATCGCTACTTTCATAATCTATCAATTGTAAAATATTTATTTAGACCATTCAATAACATCAATAAGTTTTGGTCCGTATTTGTAAGTATATACAATTTATAAGTAGAGTCACTATCTATTTTTTTAAAATATAACCAAACGTTATTTTTACCCCACCTTATAAGTCCTTCCATATAATGATACCCATCGTCATAATATACTGATGATGACCATTCTAATATGTTTTTTTCCATTAGAGTATCTAAACCAAGTTTTGTAATATTTCTTGTTCTAATAATGTTTGGTTCTAAAACTGAATTTTCAGTTTCTTTACAATAATCCAATATGTGTTGTGGTATTTCTTTTTCTTTCTCCATATTAAATAATTATGGTAATTCATCAATCCATTCATTAAAATCTCTAACAGGTACTTCATTATAATCCAAAATTTCATTTTGCCAATATGAAAGTTCAGGTGTGTATGTGTCCCATTTTGGTGTCATATTTATAATTCTTGATTCATATCTTTTCTCACTCACACTCATTTCATCAAATGT